ATTTGCAGGTGTTCAAGCCGAGCATTGACCCGGCTAAGGCTGCGGCGATGATTGCCGACGCTTCGGCAATGGCGATCCGAGTTGCCCCGTGCATTAAGGACACCACCGACACCGACGTGCTCGCGGCAGTGAAGGCGGTTCTCCGCTCCGCGATCCTCCGCTGGGAGGAATCGGGCAGCGGCGCACTCGTCACCAAGCAGCGCAATACCGGCCCGTTCGGTGAGCAGGAGACGTACGACAACCGGGCACACCGGTCGGGCATGTTCTGGCCTGACGAGATTGACACGCTGCAAGGGCTGTGTGCGTCATCGTCGGCCGAAGCGTTCGCAGTCGACTCGCTTCCCAGCCCGGACCTAGACCGTGTTGGCGGGTGGTTGGCGTGACTGCTCCAACGGACGATGAGAAGGCTCTCGCACAAGAGGCTTTTCCAAACGGCGAAACCGTAACGATCATCAAGCCGGGCACCAAGACCGACCCGTTCAGCGGTGAGACCGTAGACGACTGGGCTAACCCGGTCGAGGTCGACTATCCGTATTGTGCGGTCGGCATGGGTCCCGGTAGTGAGGCGTGGCTCGTCGGGCGCGACCTTACACAGGTTGCACTGACTGTCTACCTGCCCTATGCGGCGGTTGATGCGTTGAGCACCGACCGTGCGCGTGTGCGGGGCGTCGAATACGGCGTCTATGGCGATGCGTTCCTGTGGCGGTCGCCGTTCGACCCTGACGGGCCTGGCGGTGTCGAGCTCGCACTCAAGGCAGGCGAGGGCTGATGGCCCGGCGCGCCAAGGTGACCTTGAACCATCACAACATCGGGCGCGTACTGACCGCAGATAAGACGTACAACGCACTGGAGGGCGCCGGCGACAAGGTGCTCCAGAACGTCAAGGACGCGGCGCCGGTTGATACCGGCACCTACCGGGACGGGCTGCACCTTGAGCGGGCGCTGACTGATCGCGCGGTTGTGCGTGTCGTGTCTGACGCCGATTACGGCCTGGCCGTTGAAGCCCGCGACGCACCGATGGCAATCGGATTGATGAGGTCGCGCGATGGCTGACCTTCTCCTGCGCTCCGCACTCGTGCTGGAGCTTTGCGACTATCTACGGCCAGCCCTCGCCGCACGTAGCGAGTCCTATGCGCAAGGCGTCAAGTGTGTCCGGGTCGTGCCCAACCCACGGCCCGCACGGCTGGTGCAGTTCGCCAACCGGGGCGGCTACCGGGTTAATGCGTCGTTCGCCAAGTCGCTTATAGACGTGAATGTCTGGGCGTCGCTCGGTGACGAGCTTGAGGCTGACAACTTGGCCGCGCTGGTTACGGCGCTGCTTGAGCAAATGAATACGTCGGTCGTTGCGGATGTGCAGGTTACGACCTATCCGCAGGACGTGGCTGCTGATGACGGGCAGCCGCGCCGCTTCGTGCGGTTGACCGTCACACACCGGGCGATGCCCGCATAACCAACGAAAAGGATTCCCAAATGGCTTCAAATGATGCCTCTGCGGTTCTGTCGGGCCGACCGAACGTGTCTGGCGCCGTGTCCGTTCTGGACCTCGGCTCTACCCTCCCGGCCGACGCTTCCACCCCCGTTACCGGCGGTATCGCCCTCGGTTACGTCGGTAACGACGGCTTGACCAACAGCTACAGCCGCGACTCCGAGCAAATCCGCGAGTGGGGCGGCCGTATCGTCCGCGTCCTCCAGACCGACGTTACCGACACTTGGTCGCTGGCCTTCATTCAGAGTGCGTCTGCGGATGTGCTGAAGGCGGTTTGGGGTGACTCTGAAGTCACCGTCACCGCCGCCGTTCCCGGCACCTCTGGCGAGAAGATCACCGTTGCTCGTGACGGCGCTCCGCTCCCGGCGAAGGTGTTCGTGTTCGACATGGTTGACGCCGGCAACAAGCGCCGGGTTGTTCTGCCGAATGCGCAGATCACCGAGACTGAAGATATCGCCTATCAGCGCGGCGCGGCCGTGCAGTACGGCGTCACGATCACGGCCTACCCGGATGAGAACGGCGTGTCCAGCTACGAGTACCTCGAAGCTCCGATCCCGCCGGCCTGATTGATCTAGCGCGCAACTAGCTACTGCGCGTAGAGGCCCCGGAGTTGTTAGAGGCTCCGGGGCCTCGCCTTTCCTCTAACCTTTGAAAGGCAGGCCGCATGTTGATGCGGATTGAAGAAGGCTCCAAGCAGTGCTCGCAGTGTGGCCTGATGAAGAGCAACACTGACTATTTCTTGGTGAAGCGACTTGGTGAGAGCGCAAGAGAGGCTGCGTGTAAGGCGTGTCGTGTCGAGCGCCAGCGTAGGCAAAGAAGTGCTGACCCCGCGAAGTTCAGGGCGTACCAACAACAGTGGAATGCTGCCAACCGAGAGCGGAAGGCGCAGCGAGCCAGAGAATGGCGAGCTGCCAATCGAGAGCGCTGGAATGCGTACTTGCGGGAGAGGCGGGCCGCGAATCTAGAGGAGTATCGGGCACGCGGCAGGCAGCAAGCATCGGCTAGACGCGCTATGGAGCGCGGGGCCATGGCAGACCCACACGTGACCGTCGCATGGCTGCGTGCTCGCGACGGCGACTCGTGTTACTACTGCGGCACACTGATGGATTTCTCCTCAGGCACGCGCGGCCGACGCCCGCCCGTCAGCGCCGAACTTGAGCACAAAATTCCTCTTGTACGAGGTGGACAGCACTCCGAAGCCAACTGTGTGCTTGCCTGCCGTCACTGTAACGCTCGTAAGAGTTCGAAGACCGCTGAAGAATTCTTAGCTTCCTCCAATTTATAAGCCAGAGCGGTACCCGGCGCTTGGTGGTCAACCGGGTACCGCTCTTTTGAACCCAAATAAATCCGACCGCCAAGACCACCGAAAGGATCACCACTGTGACTTTTACCTATAAGTTCGATGACGGCGCCGAGGTTTCCGTCTCTGAGCTCAAGCTGTCTTCGAGGGAGATGCGAAAGTTGCGCAGCCGCTCGGAGCTAGACATCGCGTTTGATTTGCTTGAGGCGCACCTCTCGGAGGTGGAGCTCGCCAGCATTGAGGCGTACGTCGACGCTGAAGGCGTCGAGCAGGATCGCGACTTTACCGAGGTGATGGCCTTCTTCAACAAGTGGTTTGAAGGGGCAATCGAGGGAAAATAAGTTCGGTCCTGGCGGATGTGCTGTCGCTGTGCGCGTTTGTTGACGAGCACGAGGACGAGGTAAGGCGGGACCTGCTGGAACGCGGGTTCCGCCTTAACCGTGTCGGACTGGACGACGGCATTTCGTGGCGTGACCTTCTGGCGTTTGTTCGGGAGGCGCCCCAGGGCTCGGCGGTTTACAGGGTGTCGCTGGACAACCCTGAGGATGCACCTTGGACCCTTGAGGCGCAGCTGCTCGCTGCTATTGCCGACGGCATCCACGTCCTGGCGTGGCAGAACTCGGGCGGCAGCAAGGCCGACAAGCCGAAGCCTATCGAGAGGCCCGGATACCGGCCAGAGCGTCGGGTCATCAAGGGCGATGTGCTGAGCATCGAAGAGCTTTCGGCTCAGCTGGGCATTGCTCCGTTGTTTTAGACAGTCCGGTGCCCCGTGTGGCCGCGCACATTGAGTTGCGGCGGACCGGGGCGCCGGCTGCTGTCTTTGGTAGGAAGGTGCCCGAATGGCTGAGCATGATGGCGTAGAGGTTGCGAAGGCGACGCTCTCGATCATCCCCGTGATGGGCTCCATCGGTAAGTCTGTTGACGGCGAACTCCGCAAGTCTACGGGCGCCGTCGCCAAGGCCGGCAAGAGCATCGGTCTCGGGCTGGGCAAGAGCATCGGTAAGGGCGCCTCCGAGGGCGCGCAGAGCATGGCCGAGCTTGAGCGTGAGCTACAGGCTTCGGCCAACAAGACGGCAAAGGTCGTCGCGGCGGCACGGCAGAAGTCCGAGGACGCGACCCGCAAGGCCGAGATTGCGCAGAAGCAATACAACGAGGCCGTAGCCAAGTCGGGCGGCGACTCGTCGCGCGCACTGTCCGCGCAGGACCGCCTTATCCGCGCCCAGCGGACCGCGAAGTCTGCGACCACCGAGCTCACCCGTGTCACCAAGGTGCAAGAGGCCGAGCAGGCGGACGCCGCCAAGAAGCTGAACGCGGCCGGCAAGTCGTACAAGTCTTTCGGATCAAAGATCAAGTCCGGTATGCACGGCGGCGTGAAGGCCGTTAGGTCCTTCGGCCACGACTCTGAGAAGATTGCGGCCAAGTCGGGCAAGGCTGCCGGGA